CCTCAACCGCGTAGTCAACCTGCTGGTTGTAGGTCCCCATGCCAGGCATGAGGCCGTTCGCCTGCTGGCCGCGGTAGATGCCGATGCCGGCCGTGAGGTCCCCTGCGTGCAGCACAGTGTCGATGCCACGGGCGGCGAACTCGTCGTAGACGGCTAGGAGCTCAGGCAGCGCCTCCTCGCGGCTGCCCAGGTGCGTGTCGGAGACGATCCCGACCGTGACCTCATCGCCGGCCAGAGCGAGCCTCGTGACCGTCGGCGTGGCCGGCGGAAGCTTCTCGAGGCGGATCGACCCCGGGGCTGCGTCGTCATCGACGATGCGAAACCCGTCCTGGCGCAGCACGTCCACGGCCTCGCGGGCCCGCTTCGGTGCGATGTCAAGCGCATCGGCCAGGAACTCGATCGTCACGGCCTTCTTCGTGCGCGCGAGGATCTCGCGAGCCCGGATCAGGACGTCTGACTCCTCGGGCTGCTCAGGCTCTGGCGGTGCCTCGGGGCTGTCCTCGGCGAGCGAGGTACCGTTGGCGAGGCCGCGCGTGAGCTTGATGCCGTGCCTGCGTGCCCACACATGGAGCGTGGGTGCCGAGACCTCGCCACCTGATGCGAGTGCTGCGGCCTGGGCTGAGCCGTGCTGGCGGATCGCTGCGAGGAGCTTCTCGCGGTCCTGCCACCACGGCTTCTTGGCGGCTATGTCGCCGCCTTATTCCGGGGCGTCGGTGGGCTCGGTGGGAAGATCATCCACGAGGATGTCCACCACGTGCCCCTCGACGCCGCAGGCAGTGTTCATCACTGCCTGCACCTGCCGGCCGATCACGGTGATCGCGGCCAGCACTGCTGCAACAGTCGCGCCCCAGGTGACGGGAAGCGACCCGAACACCGGAGCCACCGCAGCTGCGATCGCGCCGATCAGGCCGATCCAGCTCGCGGGTCCGAAGGAGACCTTGTTCACCTGCTGTTCCTTTCGCTAGGTGGTGCGGCCGAGTGCCTCGGCCTGCACCGTTGACCCCGGTGCGCGTCGCACGCGGGAGTAGGGACGAAGGGTGCGGCCGAGCCTGTTCTCGAGCACCCGGCGCGCCTTGTCACGTCCGTCCTTGTCGAGCCACGGCCCGTAGACCCTGCGGCCGAGCTCGAAGCCGTAGCCCTTGCCGTCGCGCACGCGGCGCGCGATCTTGCGGTTGGCCGGCGTGAGCCTTGCGATGGCGCGCTCACGCATGGTGCGCGTGCGCCAAGGGCCGTAGTAGCGCGGCCTCACGGCCACGTCCTCGAGGAAGTATTCGCGCTGCAGCGCCGGCTGCGCGTTCCTGAGCTCTGGCGAGACGACGATCGTGCAGCCCTCGAGCGAGCGCACCTTGCGCTGCACGCTGTCGGACACGTTGCCGCCGATGGTGTTCCACACGCCCGGGGAGACCTGGCTCACCAGCATCTCCACGTGCGTGCCGCACCACACGATAAGCGCGCCAGGCACAGGCCGGTTGGTGACCCAGCCCTTCTCGCGGCCACGCGAGCAGATGATCCACGTCGCCGGATGGCTCACGTCGGTGACGCCGGCCTCGCGCAGCCAGGCTGAGCAGGCCATGCCGCACCACGGCTGTCCCTGCATCCCCCAGTGCCGCTCCCACTTGTCGATGATCGGCCCGCGGTTGCTCCCGAGAGGGTTTTCGCGCACGCCGATGTAGCGGGCGGCCGTAGCCACAACCCGCTCGTTAGGTGTCACTGCTTGGTTCCTTTCGCTAGAGGAAGTAGCCGATGACCGCGCCGAGAATCACCAGGAACGACCCGGTGACGATGGCCGCGCCCTTGTCCTTCCACCACTGGGACGTCTCGCGGTCCTCGACGGCGTGTGAGTGCGCGATGCGCGCCTGGGTCTCAAGCTCTGAGAGCCGACCCTCGGCGCGGGTCACGCGGCCGTTCTGGATACGGACCCGCTCGTCAAGGCCCTCAAGCCGGTCCCCTACGCGGGCGAGCTCTCCGCTCATGTGCGCGGAGTGCGTCGCCAAGTCGCGGTCGATCTTGCCGAGGCGGTCGAAGATCGCGCTCAGGCGCTCGCCGTCGGTCATTAGGAAGCCTGGCCGAGCCACGTCGCGCTGAACAGTATGGGTTGCGTGGTCACGACTACATCGCGGCTCACGTTGTCGTTGTGCCTGACGAACATGCGGAAGTAGTCATTGACCGAGGCCTTGACAACTGTCGAGACGCACATCATTGCGGCCTCGCCGCTGGCTGGCACCTGATAGTCCTCTACGAGTTGCCCATCGGTCGAACCGCGTCGGTCGATCCACAACCTGCGATGGGACGTTGCGAAGTTGGGTGCCGCAAACTGACAAGAAGCGGTGACGAGATAAACGCCAGCGGTCTGGATCGTTATGCGATCAGTGTTGGTCGACCCATCGTGCATCCCGGTGGGAGTTTCTGTGTCTGCGTCCTCGTTGGCCGTCGTGAAGGTGATTGCGTAGTCGGTGTTTGCAGCGGCCATCGTGAAGAGCGTTGTGCGCCGCAAGGCGCAGATGGGCGGCACGCGGTAGTTCTCGACGTTTTCGAGCACCTCGTTGTAGTCCGTGGCGGTGAGGACCGATCCCACCGTGACATCCGTGAACGTGTTGTAGGTCTTTGCCATAGCGGCCTCCTAATACGTGAACCGTGGATAGACCTGCTCGACCCACGCACCCGAGACGCGCTCGTAGTACCGGCCGGTGTCGGTCTCGAAGATGTAGTCGCCGTCAGACGGCGATCCGGGCCTGGTGCCCGAGGTGCAGGTGGTGAACGTGGCGGTGCCGTCCGGCGGCGCGAACACGATGGGCGAGCTCGCAGCGTCCTCGGCGAACACGATCGCGGCGGGTCCGTACTTGCTGAGCGTCAAGCGCGTGATGAACCTGTTCCCGCCTTCGGAGATCTCGTGCTCGATCGCCTCCACGATGTAGTCGCCGCTCGTGCCGGCGACGGTGTCGTTCACCGTCACCCGGTCCTGAAGCTCACGCACCAGCTGCTGCGTTAGCGCCGTGGCGTCGCCACCGTCGAGCTCGACCACCACCGGCGTCTCGAAGTCCGAGCGCAGGTTGACGATGTAGCTCGCCAAGGAGATCGCCTGCGCGTCGCTCGTCAGGTACTGAGACGAGATGGCGGGCCCCGACGACACGCCATACAGCGCGATCGAGATCGCGTTGGAGGCGGTCTGGGGCTCACCGGTGGCGTTGCCGGTCGCAGGGTCGGTCCGCGAGACAGTCTGACGGTTGATGAGCTTGTCGAGCTGGAAGCCCGGGTTGCTCCTGATCGCGGCATCGGTGATCGTGACCGAGGAGCTCGTGCGGTGCGCGCGGCTGTCTCGCTCCTCGTACGTGGCCGAGCCGTCTCCGGCGATGTAGAACACTCCGCGCTCGGCCTCGAGCAGCTCCTCGATCAGCTCGAGCGCGCTCTTGCTTCCGTCGGCAGAGCTGACTGTGATCGTGTCGCCGGTGTCAAGCGAGCTGTTGCGCGTGCCGTCTGTCTGGATGCCGCCACGCCGGAGCGTCGGGTCGTTGAAGTCGATCGCGTCGAGCATCTGGCCGATGCGCGCGCCGCTGGTCGTCGAGGCGGTGGCCATCAGATGCTCGCGGTCCTCACGAAGCCACGGGAGTCGGCCGCGACGGTGTCGACCTCGCCGGCGTCGGCGACCGTCGCGGCGTCGCCACCCTCAGTCGGTGAACCACCGATAAAGGCGTCGGGGTCCTGGGGACGCACGCGGCTGAGCCACAGGAATAGGTCGACGCAGTCGAGCTGAAGCTTGCCGACGGTGCCGTCCATGCTGAACTCGGCCGACTGGATGAAGCCGTAGAACAGGCCGTAGGTGGTGCCGGAGTAGGTGGCGCTGATCCTGACCGGCCGCATCGGCACCAGTCCAGGCACCTCCTGCACGATCACCGAGTCGGGGTTCTGGGGGTTGAACTTGCCGGGGTCTGCGGGGTCACACAGCGCGAAGCTGCACGTGCCGGCCTGCATGGTGGTGAGCAGGTTGTCCCGGCCGCGGCGGATGCGCACCTCGCCATCGACGAACTCGCTGACGTCGTCATACGTGCCATCGAACCAGTTGGAGAACTGGTTCCCGAACACGCCGAGCGTCTGGACCGTTCCGTCCACGTCCTGGAAGGAGAAGGGAAACACGAGCAGATTGGCGAGCGATGAGGTGAAGCCGATCTCGACCGTGAACTCAGGGACTGCCATCAGTAGCTCACGCTCACCAGGCGGTTGAGCTCAGGCTGGATGACCCGCGCAGCCTCGCGTGCGTCGAGCACGCCGTTGAAGGTAAGGTTGACCACCATCGACCGGCCGCCACCACCGGCGAGCTCCAGCGCGTCGGCCAGCGCCTGGCGGCCAGACGGCCGCTCCAGCGGAATGACAGCCTCATCGCCGGCCTCGCCGACGAGGCTGTTGACGGGCCCGGTGAAGATGCCGCCGATCGCTGCCGGCCGCGGGTTGTCCCTGAGCCAGGCCTGTTGGCGACGCTTGAGCAGCGCCTGCTCGGCAGGCGTGATCTTGGTCCCGCCCTGCGAGCCCGGCCTCTTGAAGTCGGCAGCCAGGTCGTCGAAGGCGCGGTCGCGGCGTGCGGTCCAGTTGGCGACCGGGTCGAGCACGGCCGGCACGTTCGCCGGCGGTCCCTGCGTGTCGATGCCGAGCGCACGGCCGACCGCGGCAATCAGTGCGCCAGGCGCGCCGGTGATTCCGGCGGCGATCCCCTCGAGGATCTTGACGCCGATGTCCTTGAGTGCCTGTGCCCAGTCGCCGAGCTTGTTCAGGAGCGCACCCGGGAACCCCTTGATGTTGTCCCACGCAGCTGCTGCCAGGCCGGTGATGCCGCTGGCGATCCAGCCGATGACCCTTCCGCCGATTGTCGGGAGTCCCTCATCGCCGGTGAACCAGCCAACCACCAGGCGACCCAGCGCGGCCGGGAAGCCGATGATCTTGTTCCACACCGCCTGCGCGAGGCCGGAGATGCCGGAGACGACGAAGTCGATGACCTTGCCGCCGATGTCGACCAGGCCGCTGAACCATCCGGCCACCAGGCCGATGAGCGCCCGCGGCATCTGGCCGATCTTGTCCCAGATCGCCTGCGCGAGTCCCGAGACGCCGGAGACGATGCCGGAGACCACGGTCTTGCCGATGTTGAGAAGCCCGGACGCCCAGCCGACGACGCTGCCGGCGA